CATATCAAATGTTTCATCAACAGAAATTTCAGATCCAGCAATAAAATTACTCTTGACAAATTCTTGCATTGATGGATATCTCATTCTCAAAGTTAAACTATCATCAAGTTTGATATCTCTCGAATGGTCTTCTCTAAACTCAACTTCAATATCATCTAGATTGATACTTACAGGAACTTGTGTATTTCCATCATCGGGACAAGTAATTAAAACATCAACGGTTTCACCAACAGATTTTCCACGAATGTTGAGGAACAAATATTCAATATCAAAAGTTGCAAGTTGCTCAATCTTAATTCCACGAGTAACAATGCAATTGCCAATTACTGTTTTTACTGCTTCAGCAATTTGCTTTGGGTCTTCACTTTCCATTGCAATGATTAAAACCTTTTCTTCCTTCACAAGAAATGGGCGATACTTGATACTTTTCTTTAGAGAAGGAATTTCCAACTCATAGGTCGGTGTTGAAATTTTTGGTAAAGGCATAATAACCTATAGAAACATCAGTAAAGTTATTTAGAAGAGAGTTTCTGAGTTCGCTTGTGTAGATAATGGATTTGAAGATAAAGAATCTGATGCTGACTGAAGTGCTTCGCTATTGCTTACTCCAAAAGTATAAGTTTCCTGAGATGCTCGGAAAACATCCTCTGCAGATTGTGGAGCCGATGGAATATTCTGCGGTTGAAGAGGATTGAGATTATTATTATTTCCGATAACAAATTGATTAAAGGAATTTGTTGCTCCAGCAATATAACGATCGTATTGGAAAGAAGCAGAAACTTTTAAAGTATCTGATGACGTATATGAAACAGGAACTGAACTTATGTTTAATGGAAACAACCCTCTAAAATTATATACAATCTCCCTTCGATAATCCCTATCAAACTTAACTATTCTAACTTGATTTGCCTTATAATATTGGGGGTATTGCATTCTCACAAAATAATTACTGACATTTTGACTAATTGGTGCGTTTTCACCAGCAAGAACTTGATTATTGTAAGATCCACTGGCAATAAACTCCATCCAACACTCTAAGAAATTGAGCATTTGATAATCACTGTCTACATAAAAATCAAGAGTAATTTCAGAGTAAATTCTTGAGTGAGCAAACTTCTCTTGCACTCCCATGTAGTTTCCATCAATCGTAAAAGAACCAAGTGATGTTGTTGGGAGCACAGCAGAGTAGCATAACAGACCAGCGCTTTCAGCAATAAATCTGGGATTGATTCCCCTTCTAGAAAGGTAAAACATCAATTCTGGAGGCAGCATTCCAAATTGCACTTCATAATGAGAAGTTTGTGCAAGATTGGTTAGCAGTGGTTTAATATCCGATATTCTGCGAGGAAATGCCACTCTAAATACCTTATACGAGTCTTATATTATTAAGTATTTAGATGTCATATAAGGGTAAATATAAACCATCTTTTCCGGAAAAATATAACGGAGACCCAACAAATATCATTTATCGGTCTTTGTGGGAGCGAAAGTTTTGCGTCTATTGTGATACAAATGAAAAAATTATATCTTGGGAATCTGAAGAAAAATCAATTCCTTATCGCTCCCCAATCGACGGAAAAATTCACAAATACTACCCCGACTTTCTTATTAAAGTCAAAGAATCTGATGGTAGTATTAAAAAATATATGATTGAGATTAAACCCTCAAAACAAACAGTGCCTCCCCCAAAACCAAAGAGACAAACAAAGCAATACATTGCAGAGGTTTATGAGTATGCTAAAAATCAATCAAAGTGGGAAGCAGCAAGAGAATGGTGTGCTGATCGTGGGTATGAGTTTAAGGTAATCACCGAACACGAATTGGGAATTAAGTAATGCCAAGAAAGACTTTACAACAAAGAAAAAGAAGTCGTATTACCCTTCTTGTAAAAAATCTGCTTGGGACAGAAAATGCTAATGATATTATGAATAAATTAAAGACTATTTTACCAGAAACTGTAGGACCACCGAAGGCAGGTAAGTTTTATATTTTTGTATATAACGCAAAGACTTCTGGAGTGAGATATGACCAAAATCCTTTAGTTGCAGTGACAGAAGTTTTTAATTGGGGATTTAGAGGAATCAATTATCACTGGGGAGAAGTGCGCCAATACACTTGGGATGAAGTTGCAGGTGCTGTCTATGAGGTCTATAGAGAAGAAATAGATGACTTAAGAAGATTGCCTTTTAGCAACATTCTAACTAAATAGTTCAAAAAATAAATGTCCAAACCAACGGTATTCAGATATCCACTGGGTCTCATAGACCAGAATACTGACTATGTGAAGATAGATGCATATAAGTATGAACCTCCGGGAGTTGGGCAATTAAGTTCTAATAATTTTACAATCCCAACTTCAGATAGAAATTATCAATCTTTGAGTGGAAAAACGGTAAGAGGCACTCTTTTACTTCCTATGCCACAATCCCTACCCACAAATTCTCAATCTGCTGGATGGGGTCAAGGTCAATTGAGTGGGTTAACAGGAACTCTATTAGGTATTGGTCAAAAAACCATAACTAATGGACCAATAGAAGGATTAAAAGCTCTCATAACATCAGGAAAAGCAGTTGTAGAAGCTTCTCAAACTGGATTGGGTCAAAAAGCAATACAAAACTTTTTTGCGGCACAGGCAGTTCAGCAATTGTTAGGACAAGACCAAAATTTATTTGGAGAAATTTTGGGTAGAGAGACTGGTGCAGTCATCAATGAAAATATTGAATTATTATTCAGAGGTGTAAATTTAAGAGAAGGTTTTTCTTTGGTATTCGACTTAGCACCAAGAGATGCTAATGAAGCAAGAGTAATAAGAGAAATGGTATATTTCCTAAAAGCAGAAATGTCTGCCAAAAAAGGAACTGCTTCAGGAGCAGCAGGAGGTTTATTTTTAACCGCACCAAGCGTTTTTAAAGTTCAATATATGAGTGGTGGAAAACCTCACCCATATCTAAATAGATTTAAAATCTGCGCTCTTCAAGGTTTAAGTTTAAACTTTACTGGTTCTGGCACGTATGCTACTTACTCCGATGGCACACCAGTAAATATGAATCTTTCTCTTAACTTCCAAGAGCTGACTCCAATTTACTTCGAAGATTATGGAAGTGCAGAAGGAAAAACAGGAGTTGGATACTAATGACATACTTCAGAGAACTTCCAAATTTAGAATATCAATCCTTTTTACCAGGAACTAAATCTTCTCATCAATATGTCACGGTAAAGAATTTATTCCGTAGAGTTAAACTTCGTGATGACTTACAAAATGTCTTCACCATCTTTGATAAGTATCAAATTCCTGATGGTTCTAGACCAGAGTTAGTGGCACAAGAAATTTATGGAAGCGTTCAATATGATTGGGTGGTAATTGTATCTGCAGGAATTACAAGATTAAGAGATGAATGGCCACTCTCTGATAAACAAGTCTATGATTATGCAGAGTCAATTTATGGAAGTGACTTAAATGGAATTCATCATTATGAAACTAAAGAGGTCAAAGACCCAGAAGACCGTTTAATTCTTCCTGTGGGTCAAGTTGTTGATGAAGACTTTAAAGTTTATTATACTTACAATGGAACTCTTTATACGAATGATGCAACAGCACTTGGAGAAAATGTCATTCGCATATCAGACCCAATTGTGGGTGTAAGTAATTATGAGTATGAAGTTAGAAAGAACAATGATAAAAGAGGTATCTATGTATTAAAACCAAGATACCTCCAACAAGTTATTAATGATACAAGAAAAGCGATGATCTATGATAGGTCATCGCAGTATGTGAATGATAGATTAATTAAGACTGAAAACACAAAGGTTTCAATTCCATTTTAAAGGAGGAGATTTCTCTCCTCCTCATACACATCAGTCTTCGGCAAGTTTTGCGAAGTACGAAAGTGCGTCATCATCCTCATCTTCTTCCACTGGAGCAGCAGCACGACGAGTGGGTTGAAGATTATTCAGTTCGCTACGAAGACCATCATCAAGGTCCCTTGCAGAACCACGAGAATACTCTTCCTCGTTATCAACTTCTTCATCGAGACGCACAGACTTTGCACCAAGCACTGAATCAAGACGCTTCTTCAATTCTTCATAAGTCTTGAATTGGTCAGGAGCAACAAATTCGGTAAGAGAATACTGCTTCTTCCAGATTGCTTCCATTGCATCATCATCGTCCAGAAGAGCTCCAACCGAAGCAAACTCACTGGAATCATAGTTACGATAACCAGCAACACTCTTTGCCTTCAGTTTGAAGTTTGCACCCTGCCAGAAGTCAAAGGCATTAATCGGAGTTTCGTCCTCATATTCAGGTTGCATTGCTTCCATAATCTTATCAAAGATTTTCTTACCATACTTGAAGAGGAAGACTTTACCTTCGTTTTCAGGATTGGCAGGGTCTTTGACGACATAAACATTGCTGACATAAGTCAGTTTACGCTTCTGCTTACGGGCAACTTCTTTGCCAGCATCAGTGCCATTATTCCAGAGTCCAGAGTTGTGCTCGCACACAGGGCACTTTTGATTCACGGTAGTCAGGCACGTATCAATTAACCAACCACCAGGACCTTGAAATGCGTGACTATAAACTTTGACAAACGGAATATCTTCCCCATTAGGAGCAGGAAGAAAACGGATTACGGCAAAACCATTATTTGACTTATCTACACTCAACTTC